AGAGCCAACAACATAGAGTGCTTCCATGCCGTTATCAATGTTCAATTCAAGTGCAGTAATAATTGCGATTGCTGAACCACTTTCTTTGATTGAACCTGAAAAAGAGTCAAAAGGTGCAGTTGTCGATTCAGCACTGTAAGTAGAACTACCTAATGCAGCGCCTGATGTTGTAAAACCAGAGCCAATAATGCCAAATGAGCCAGTAACCATTGAATTTGGCGCAACAGATAGTGACATTGTGTTGAATTGACACCCTGTAGAGCGCAAATACTTACCAATATCTTGATGGTGACGCTCAACAGTGTAGCTTCTACGTGTTGTGCCAGCTTTTAGGACGTTTGTAGCCCAAGCACCGCACAAAGTAGCTTCTAAAAGTGCATCTAAACCGCCATAAGACAGTTCAAAGTTAATATCACCCGTTACAGACTTGTTTCCATGTCTAAAATGGGCAACCTGTCGATCTTCACGCAATTCTTCTGACTCAACTGCATCTTTTGACAGACCTAAAGTTGTTCCAGTGTGACGAATTGGTGTAAATCCTGGGGATGATGGAGTTGTTCCAAATGTTGCTTCAACAACATAGGATAGATTGTGGCGTGAGCCAGTAGCGATAGTCATATTTTACCTCGGAGTTACATGAGCCATATAGTTAATAGAGAGTGAAATAATGAAACGATCTTCGTCTCGTATTCCTGTGTTTCTTGATACATTGCCAAGCCGTATGGTTTTTCCATTGCTAGACAAATCTGTACCACGTTTAAAATGGTCGGCTATTGGATCGGCTTTTGTTTCTGCTTCGCCACGCCCTTTACCACTAGGCGCAAATATATCTATTTGGTAGATTCCTATATATTCGTCGATTCCGCTTGTTCCTAGTGCCGCTTGAGTCGTCAAAGCTGGCAAAACAGTAGGACGCAAATAAAGCGTATCTTTTACAGGAGTAAATACTGTGTTTTCCCATGCAATAGGCGATGACCCTGCAAGGGTGTTTAATCTTGAATCTAGCGCGGAACTTATGTCTGCAAATATTGTACTCATGCCGCAACCTTCGCTAATGCTTTAGCTAATTTATTCTGAAATTTACTGACGCTCACCCGAACCATTCCTTCAGGCTTTTGAGCGTGTGACCACCCTAAATATTCAATTCTTTCGCCATAAGGCAGATTGTTAGTAAGAAATATTGGCTGATCTGCTTGTGCAGTTTGGACAACTGATTCCATTGCTGAAATAGTCGCTGTATCTGCGGTAATTGTCGTTAATTTGCCTGACGCTGGTGTATCTAATGTACATTGCCAGTTACTTTGTAAACTACCAGCAACATAATCTGCTGGGGGTGGGTTTTTCCACAAAGACGGATCACCAACAGGAGTTTCCCTTATAATTTCTGAAAACAAGTCAATTGCTGATTCTTTTACAACAGTAGACACTTTTTTGTTTGTTTTTTGAGCAAACTCTTTAAGATCGACACTGAATGTCATAAAAAATGTCCGTTCCAGAGGGGGATTCCGTTGCAACGCTCATAACCCGATATGTAACCGAGTCAAACGTTAAAGAGTCGTTAATAATTGGCGCAGTAACGCCAGATTGAACCAATAGACGAATATCATCGTCTTTGATGTTATCTCCAGCCTTTTCAAACGCATTAAATTGCGTTCTAACAGCTTTAACGCTAAAACTTTCAGTTAGACCTGTAAAATAATGACCAGTAGCAGGGTTAAACCTACGACCTGAATCTCTCGTAATAGTCGCAGATGTACCAAATTTAGTAATTAACTGCGTAGCTGTTTTTTTTAACGAGTCGTAATCAAACACGTTTCACCATCTTCGATCTATGAGTTAATTTAGCTAATTTAGTATCGACAGCCTTTAAAAAGGTAACGGCTCTAGCTTGTTGAGCATATTCAACCTCTAAGCTGCCAACTTTTTCTTTTACTGTCTCTCTTTCCTGATTATCAAGTGGATCAACGCCAGCACCTACGGCAATAGCGGTTTCCATTTGAGCATCTTTTAATAATTGGGGGATTTCGTTATTTTCAATGTAATAGTTGTTGACCATTACGCCATAACGGGGCCACATAAGGGCTTGCGCTTCTGTACCCTTAGTACCTAAAAAATCTTTACTTTCTATGTAATCCATCGCACGAATCAGCAATACAGCCGCAGTTCCAGTGACCGTAAGACCTCGATCTGATGCATAGGTAGCTAACTCAGCCTCACTCACATAAGAATTAGCAGTAGTAGAGCCTGAACCTGTTTCAACGACGATTGTTGCCATAATAACCTCAATAAAAAGCCCCACCCCCGAAAGGATGAGGCTAGTCTTATTTAACCAAGTAACAATGCAGTATGCTCTGGCTTGATGTTTTTAACACCCCAAGCTAGACCAACTTCATAACGTACTTTTCTGTAGCCTTTGTACATGGAGAATTCCATGCTAAGACCTGATCGTGGATCAGTAATTACGATTACATCTGATGCCATGTCACCCTCTTGAGGACGGGCTGGCGCACGGGCAGCAAGAACAATCGCAGAGCGATTAAATGCCATGTTACGTGCAGATGCAGCAACAATAGTAATTGCCTTGTCACCAACAGGAAGTGCTTGTTGCAATCCTGGGGCAGCAAGAACAATAGTTGCACCAGATACAGCACCAGCGCCAGTAGTTACAACGTACTTGTTAGTATCGCCAGCAAAAGTGATTACATCACCAGCTAGGATGGTTCCAGTACCAGCAGCTTTTAGTACGATGCTTGTAGAACCAACAGCGTGTCCAGCAGTAGTAACGGCATTAGCAGAAGTACCAACAGCAGCAACAGTATTAACCTGTGCAGACTCTCGGATAGGCATTCCGTTAATGTCCAAAAGGACACCTTGACGCAAGATAGAATCACTACCAGCATCAGCAACGTTTGCTTGCTTGCCTAACAGGTTTACACCAGCAGCAGTGTTAATCACTAACTGGTTGTCCTGTAGAGGCGCACCATTGTCCTTTAGGATTCTAAGTGCATTTGAAGCATCAGTGTAGTCGTTAGCTGTTCCAAATGGAGTAGTACCAGCAGCACCGTGAGCGCGAGAGAAAGTTGACTGCAAACCACACAGATCAGTTTCTACTTCGTTGGTCACAGCACGGATAGCTTGTGCAATTTTGTTAGCACGTACACTTCCGTATCCAGCACCAGTGTTCAGACCCTTTTGATCTTCTCCGTTAAAACCAAATTCAGCCGCGCGCGACTTAGTAATAGTAATATCGGTAAAACCAGAAGTCTGCCCAGTAGGATCAGGGACAACCATTGCTGGGGTGATGTTTCCAACGTTTCCAGCAGGTTCAACATCAACACGAATAGCTTGCCCAACTTGAGCAGTATTTGCAGATGCGTTCATAGTAGCGGATGGGATCATTCCAGTTAATTCTCTAGAAACAATGTCCAACGCTTCGTAAATTTCGGGGACTAGACCCGTAATAGTATTCTCAGCCATGTTAAATTACCTTTTTAATAAACAGTGCCGCCAGATTTGATGTATTTCATTCTGTCGGCTGGATTAAACGCCTCAAATTCAGCGCGTGATTTAGTTTTTGCGGCACTGCCACTATTGTTGCCACCAGTAGCACCGCCACCAGAAGATTGATTGCCCTTTAGGAGCGAGGCAAACCGTGAATCATTCTGGAATTCGTTGCGTAAATCGTCCAAAGATGAAATTGTTAGGTTGCCATTACCATCAGTCACCTTTAACTCACCTTCCTGATATTTCAGTCGGGTGTTTATAAAAGTGCTCAATAGGTCAACATTTGAACCCTCGGCTAAATCAGCCGCTATTTTCATAGCAGCATTACCTTTTTTCTCGGTTTCGATCTTGCCTTGCAATTCGTTTAACGTTTGTTGCGTTGTTTGAAGTTTCTCGGAAGATGATTTGTACAAAGACTCAAAATCACCGCTTTCTTTTGCTAAACGGTCTTTATCCGCTATCGCATCAGCCTCGGCCTTGCGCTTTGCTTCTTTTGCGCTTTTGGTTTCGGTTAGTAATTCATCGTTTTTGTTTTTGACTGCTTGAAACTGGTTAGATAATTCCTCGTTAGAGGCTTTTAAATTGTTAATTTCTTCTTGCAGTGCATTTACATCTACTTCGTTTTCTTCACTCATGGGTATTACCTTTTTTTGGTCACAAACCAAGCGGCCACAGACCGCCTCATATCAAGGGACTAGCCCTTAAATTCTCAAATATTTGTCTTTGGAGCGACTTAATTAAAAGTCAAGGAGTTAGTTCGGCACTTTTAGCTCAGTTTTGGGCTATTGATTGCCGATCTCTTGTTCTACGGGTATGACAGGCTCTATTTCGACGACTTCTGCATCGCTATCAATCTCTTGGTCGGTGCGTTCAGCGTCTAATATGTTGCCCTTTCTTAATAGGTCACGAATATCAGTTTTGCCAATGACCCCTCGATCTTGCAGAACCATTGCTTGCGCTAACATTTGAGGGTCAATAGTCGCATCGTAGAATTCTTTGTTGATGTCTAGGGTAATGTCACCCTCACCGCCCATAAATTCACCAAGCCATGAAAGAGCCTTTTTAAACCCTTGTTCAACGTTAACAATTAATGAGCCTAGTTTAGAGTTTTGACCAGCAAATCGAATCTTTGCCGCTTCTGCTGTTTCCGATCCTGTAGAGTCCTGAATAATGCGAGTGCCAATTTTGACCATCTGATCTTCTTTTAACTCCAT